CCGCGGCTTTGTCCAGATCATCGGACAGCGACGCCTGCTGAGCGGACGACAGGGCTTTCGGATCAGCCAGGACAATCAGCGGCTCGATCGTCCTGAGCATCGTCACCGCACCCTGGAGATCCGCGATGACCTGGGCAGGCGTGACCGAGGTATTGGCGCAGCCCGAGAGGAACGCGAGCGCGAGTGCGCCAGCGGCGGTCAATCGTTTCATGGTAGCTCCTTGGGTGATTGAACGAGATGGTCGGGCCATCTGGAATGCCGGATTGGTTGGCAAGGCCATCGCCCGGCAGCCTCCGGCCTACGATGTCAGCGCGCTGAACCACTGCCGTTCAGTCAGTCATTCCCGCCCATAGCGGCGGATCGGTTTACAAACGGCGCCCGTTGATTGACAGATCGCGCGGTCAGGTTGAGTCTTTGGTGGTCGGGATAAGCTCGACGAAAAAGAACTGCCCAGGCAGCACTTTGTCGAATGCCGCTGAGTTGCTGACGCTGATCATCAGTCTCGCGCATGGCGTCCATTTCGACCACTGCCCGTTGGGTGAATTCTCAGGTCCATAGACCGCCTGCAGAAAGATTTCCTCCTGCACCTTCGCGCCAGTTCCGTCACACAACGTATTTACTGACGAGACGGACATCTTCAGGCGCAGAGTTGCATTGTTCATGGTAAGTCCTTCTGTGTTATCGACGGTTGAGGCTGTTGCCTGTGGGTGTCATCGCGACGATCGCGCTGACGACAGGATCTCACAGGGTGTTGATGTCCTCGTTACGGCTTCGCAGGTACAGATCGAAGTCGTGGCGCAGCTCCGGCTTATTGCCCGCGAACTCCAGAACCCCATGGCTGTTGCGCTTCAGGTCCTCCAGCGGATCGAACCCATGGCGGAGAAACAGGCCCCAGCGTGACTGGTATCCGCGGTCACCCTTACGGCCGTGGAACAGGTGCTCGATCGTGCCGTCGACGTAGCCGATGTTCCGGTTGATATGCGACAGAGCCCGGCGCTCCCAGCGCCTGACCTCCTCGCGGTATGCCGCGCTTATGCCGCCCGGCATCGATGTGTCTCCTCCCCCGACCAGAGCCAGCGCCATGTGGTGATCGCCCGACCCCATACCGCCCATTTCAAATAATCCGCCGACCCAATCGAACGCCTGCCGCGTCATCGCCCAGGCATAGCCGGAGTGCGGATAGCGATAGGGTCCGCCATCATGCGACCACCAGTTTTTTCCGCGTGGGATGACCGGTTCGCGGTGGAACCACTGGCGGCAAAACGACCGGTGATGGGCAATGATTTCATCGTTCGGGCCAAGATCCAGGCCATCCGACCAGGGCTGGATCACGTCATAGTGCTGGAGCGCGTGAAGGGTCGCGAGCGGCCAGTCGCGGCGGCGGAACATCACGTCGGCATCGATCCAGGCGATGTATTTTGCCTCAGGCGTCCGGTGGATCGCGAGGTTCAGAAGGTTTTCCTTGTTCCAGACCCTGGTCTTCGCCCGGACGGGAATGTGCCGCACGCCCTCGGCCGCGCACCGGTGATCCTCGTCGCCATAGACGCACTCGATCACGGTGAGAGTCACCCCGGCCTCGAGCATGCCCGCGGCGAACCGGAGCCAGTTGCGGTGTGGCGCGTCCCAGTGCAGCGGGTTCGAGCGAACGGTGAAGACGTGGAGGTCAGCAGGATTCAGCGGCATGGATGTTCCGGAATGTGAGTGTGTGAAATGACCACCGTTATGCGGCGGGGCTCGGACCTGGATCATGCAGGACGTGCCCGCATCCCCAGATGGTATCGATCAGCCGTGGCACGCCGGCGGCCTCGAATTTCTTCCTGATGCGGCAGATGATCACGTCGATCGTCTTTTCCCCCGCCTCCTCCATCCCCGCGTAGATGTGGTTCAGGAATGCGCTCTTGGTCAGCACCATGCCGCGTCTGAGGAACAGCAGCTCGAGCAACGTGTATTCCCGGCGCGACAGGTCCATCTTGCGATCGCCGACGAAAACCGCGTGCTGGGCAAGGTTCATCAGGACCTGGCCGCATTGCAAAAGCGTCGAAGAATGCCCCTCGCTGCGCCGCACGACGGCCCTGACACGGGCCATCACCTCAGCGGGTTCCCATGGCGCCAGGATAAAATCGTCAGCCCCGGTGTCCAGCGCGGCGATACGCATCGGCGCTGTCGCGTGCTGGGCAAGGATCACGCAGGGAATACCGAAATGCGCCTGACGCGCATGGCGCACCAGCTCGGTCCCGGTCATATCCGGCAGCTCAAAGTCGATGACCGCCGCGTCGTATTCATAGAGATGGAAGAAATCGAGCGCCGCTTCGCCCGATGGCGCGCGCTCAACAGTCAATCGGTGCTGGCTTATGAGCCTCGCCTCGCTGACGGCGTGGATGGACGTTGTTCCAACCCTCAGGATCAGCATTTCAGCGTCCCCGGCCCCTTGTCATTTCGCCGATCGGGCCGGAAACGCGGCCATGATCCTGGCCTCTCTCTCAGAACCATCCGCCTTCATTTCCTCACGGGTTGGCATGTGACCGAGGCGCTCGACCGCTGAAGCGAGCTGGTCGAGCATCCGCTGATGCTGCTCAAGTCCAGCGCGTTGATTGGTCCGCAGCTCTGTCCAGATCCGATCCAGGTCCTCGCGGTGCTCACGCGCGCGTGTGGCGCGGTCGGTCCGGTCCGTCTCGGCGCCGGCGAGCAGCTCGCGGCGGACATCCTGGGCGGCGTCGATGGCCTCACGTTTTGACTGTCCGATGTGGAGCCATACCGCGCCAAACATGGCATACAGCAGCCCAACGGCGGCGGTCATGACCCAGGAGACGAACCATTGGTCATTTGTGTTGGCGGTGCTCATGAATTGGGTTCCCAAAATCCTCTTGGTACTACTTGCGGCCGCACAAGTTCTGAGGACAGAAAATCGCTGTCATGGGAACGAGCGGAAGAACAGCCGGGCGGCGTTTGAGCAAAATGGAGTATATGTGATGACTATAATACCCTGCGCGCCGCTACCCATTTGATTTCCTGACGCTACGCTGCCTGTGCCAGCACCACCTCCGTATAAACCGCCATCGCCACCTTTATTTGATATAGAACCGCTTACCGCCCCCTGGCCTCCGCCCCCGCCAGCGCCGTGCGTACTATCCCAGTCAGTCCCAGGGCCGCCATTTCCTCCATTGCCTGTATTCGCCCCCCCTCCGCTTCCACCTCCGCCGCCCCCGCCGCCAGACGTTCCGGCCGCACCCGATCCGCCACCTGAAGTCCCACCAGCGCCGCCTCCGGCGCCCAGGCTATTATTTCCACCGGCGCCACCTACCGCTCCGGAATTGGCATTTCCTTGGCTGCCCCCTCCGGCACCACCACCACCAGCACCGCCGCTCGTTCCGGAATTAGGGTCAGTATTGCCATTCGCCCCCGCGCCAGATGGACCGCCCGCCGCCCCCCCAGATCCTCTTTGTTGAGTTCCGGCATTGGATCCTGTTCCCCCGGAATTTTTTATATTGCCCGTGCCCAGGGCAATTCCTGATGCCGCCGCCCCTCCCACCCCTTCACCGCTCGACCCTACGGTCGCATCGCCCGGACCGCCGCCTTTTGATCCCGCTATGACACCGGAAGAAGTTATGCTTGTCGCTGTATTATTATTGGATATCCAGGTATCTCCGCCTGTGCCGCCCTTACTGTTCGCGGTGTTATTCGCGGCCCCTCCTGATCCAACGCTGATGTTGACGACAGCACCCGCCGTTAAAGTCTGGGCAACCGACTTTGAATAAGCGCCAGCTCCGGACGCCGCTGGATTTCGAACGCCCTGCTGCCCTCCGCCAGCGCCGCCGCCGCCGCCTATCGTTTCTATAGTACTGCAACTGCTAACCAGATCCGACGGGACTGTGAGAGTTGTCGCTGTAGTATCCGTGCATGCGATAATTTTTGGCGGTCCAGTGACCAGCGTTGTCAATGTGCAATTGGCCGCTCTCGCCTGAGAGGAAGCCAGTAAGCAGAGAAAAACGAAAAGGACACGTTTGATTTTCATCAGTGCACGTAATTCAAAGATGGCGACAACAGAATATGAGTACTGTCCATCACATAGTATGAAAGAACATCAACGGCGTTAGCTCCCGTTGACAGCGTAATTGTGGAAGTACCGCCCGGCGCCTGGAACTGGCTTCCATACGTGCCGATCGTATCGCTTCCCGTCGATGATTGCTTCACGACGACCTGACCACTGGTCCCCGCTACAGGTGTCGCGGATGGGTTCGCGAGAGTGCATGGGCATGACGCATGTACCAGGGTAATCGAGTAATTGTTGTTGGTTCCATCCGGGGTAAACGTGGCGGTCGAGATCGATAGTGTGGTGACAGAGGCGGATTGCTGCGCGGACCAGACGTTGGTTCCATTCAGCAGCGGAATTGTCGCCCCGCTTGTCCCGGTATTTTGCGTCGCGGCGGTACCAGGAGCGGAAAGGGTATCTTTCAGAAGCTTGCCGGTTGAGCCGCTATATATCGCGAAGTGACCATCGGTCGCCGACCCGGGTCCGACGACGGTCGTCGAGGGATTGAGAGAGAATTGCGTGAATGTCAGGGGGTCTGTTCCCACCGTGGCGATCGACGAGGTGAGAAGCCATGTCGTCTGGGCATTCAATGTGCCATTCACCACCGGGATTGAGCCGGTATTGTTCATGTCGGACGGCTGGTCGTAATCCAGCGTGCGAGTCAGAATGACCGGTAGTATCCCGGTCTGAAGCTGGGTTACCTGATAGACACCGTTGTGCGATCCGCTGACCGATACGGTGTCATTTTTGATGAGCGCCCGCTGACCCGTCGCGGTAAAGGTGAAGCCGTCCGGAGCGAATGCCGTATTTACCGGCCCGGTGAGCGTGGCGCCGATCCCGGACGCGCCGTTGCTATATGTGAAGCCACTGGTATCGCTGGCCTGCGTCGTGGCGGCCTGCACCGCGACCGCTGGGTTGAGCGCCGAGGCCACATTATCGACGTAGGTCTTGTTCGCCGCGTCCGTCCCGGCGGATGGCGTCGGTACATTGGTCACCGTACCGCCGGTCAGAGCGACGCTGGTCGCCGAAGCGGCGCCAAGCATGGGTGTGACGAATGTCTGTACCGCCGACCACGTATTGGCATGCCCGAGGTTCAGGTCGAAGTTGATCGTGCCGGACGATGTGACGGGATTGGTGCCGCCCAGCGTCAACGTGCCATTTGGCGTGGCCGCCGTGACGCTGGAGACCGATCCACCGCCAGTACCGGTGCCAAATGGTCCTACGACCGATCCCGCGATCCGGCAGAAAAGTCCGGCCGAGGTCGTCAGGCATTGTCCGTTGACCGTCAGTCCCGACGTGTTTGCCTGTGGCACCAGGGTAATAATCGGATAGGCGGGATCCGCGGCCAGCGCGCCTGTTATGGAGCCCAGAAGCACCATCGCCGCCGACAAAATAATACGCATGATCATGGCCCCACCTGAAGAACACCACCGTTGAGCCATAGCTTGCCGCCACCGGGATCAGCGGTTGGAGCGGAGGAGAAATCGAGCGCCAGAATTTGCGCCGCGGTGACTCCGGGGGGCGCGGCCCACGTGGCATCCCCGCGCCAGAACGTCGTGCCGCTGGCCGCCGTCCCGCTGTTCAGATTGGTGACCGGCAGGTTGCCTGTCACATCGGCCGAGAGTGAAACGGGTCCGAACGATGGCGCCCCAGCCGCGTTACCATGCAATACCGTCGTCGTCGTGCCGAGACTTCCCAGCGGCGCCACGGCGGCGGTACCGGCGCCAAGCAGGATGGCGTTGGCCGTCAGCGATGTCGTGGCATTGGCGATTGTCCCGGCGGTCGTGATCGTACCATTCGCGAGGAACGGACCACCCTGAGCGATGACCGATGTGACCGACCCGCCGGAACCTGTCGCGGAGAGGGTGCCGGAAACACTCAGCGTCAAACCGGAACCAACCGCGATGTTGCTTCCGGTCGCGCCGATGGTCAGCCCATTACCAAACAGGCTTGTCGCGGCGAGAGTGGAGATGTTGGCGAAAGATAAAAGCCCGGTCACACCACTGGAAAGCGGGAGCCCCGTCGCATTCGTCAGGGTTACGGATGCGGGTGTGCCAAGCGTTGGGGCGGATAAGACGGGTCCGCTCGCCTTGACGTAGTTTCCCGTCCCCGTGACCGATACGCCCTGAATGATCGCCGCCGCCGTCCATTCCGCCGCCTGGCCCGCAACCGGCGTGCCGGTATTCGACACGTTGCCAGACGACGTTATCGCGACCTGTGTAACCGTCAGCGCGCGGCCCGCGCCATCGACCTGAATGCGCGCGACATGCGTCGCATCGCCATAGGTTCCCGCCGTGACACCGGTCGCGATAAGCCCCAGGGCGCCGGTATTATCGAGCGTCGCATCGCCGCTCAGTGTGCGCGGAAGGGGATCAGCAGAGGCGCCCTGGCCCACGATGATCTGGCCGCTCAGAAGCGCCGCCGTGGCTGATACAGCGGCCGTGCCATGCCCTACCAGAAGACCATGCGCGGTGAGCGACGCCACCGAATTATCGATCGTGCCAGCGGATATGATCGTGGTATCGGCGAGGAACGGGCCGCCCTGCGCTGATACCCGCGTGACGGTACCCCCGGCGGCCGCGAGCGCGTTCGCCAGGGTGGTTTGCGTGCCGCCCGTCGGCGTGACACGGATGTCCCGCGCCTGGAGCTGCTCGAACGTCTCGCCGGTTATAAATGGGGTGTCGGCGACCTGGGTCATTTGCTCTCGACAATGATGTATGATACAGGCGACAGGCGGCCTGGGAGCCGCGTGGAGGCGAAATGCACGTTCACGCCATGGTGGCGGCGCTCTGGTTATGGTGGCGCGGAAGTTGGGCCGGGCGGCTGATGTTACTCATGCCAGTATGGGTTACGCTGGTGCTCTTGAGGTTCGACGGCGAACCTCCACATCCGGTGGGACTTCACCAGGTCAGTAATATCGCCGCGTTGATTGGCTGCGGCGTTATCGCGTGGCTAATCTGTGGCCTGCCGGTGTACCTCAGGGGCCTCCGCCCGCCGAAGGCCAGCCCGGCGCGGCACCCGCGGCCGGCGATGGCTCTCCTGTATTCAACGGGTTCCATGGCGCGGATCGCGCGGGTGGCTGCTGTGCCAGAGCGGCTTCGCCTTTCCCGCTGAAATTAAGAATACGCTCCAGGATCGCTTCCTTAACCATGGCCTCGGATCTGGCGAGAACTGACTTCGCGCCGTCGCCAAGGATTTTTCCGCCGATCACTCCCGTGAAACTCGGATCCGCGAATATGCCAAGACCGAGCGATGCGAGCGGGTTACCGGCGATTTGCGACACCGTCGAATTTGTCGCGAGGTTCTGAAACGTCGTCGAGTTGATTGGCTTACCGGTCCCCCTGGCGGCTTCCATACGCAGAGCGTTACGTAATGCTGTCAGTTGGTCGATAGTTTCCGGCGTGACCCATTTTGCTTTGGGAGCGCCCGGTAGCTGCTGCTGTTTTTGGATGTTCTTGATCGCCGAGTCGATCGCCTGTAACCGCACGTCGCCGGTCGCGCTGGTAAGATTAAGGCTTTGCAGGAAGCGTTTCTCGTCGACTGCCTTCATCAGCTCCGCGTGCGTCTTCATATAGTCTTTGAACCCAGATGCACCCGACTCGATCGCGGTCTGGGCCAACGGCTTCAATTTCATCAATGCGGCGGATGCTGCCTGCGCGTCAGCGTCAGTATTTTGCGCGACCGGACTCAACAGATGATTGATAAGCTTATGCACGCCATAGGCCATTTCCGGGTCGGTTTCAGGCGCTCCGTTTCCTGCGTTACTTCTCATCGCATCCCTGACCTGCGTGACATATTTTACCGCACCGGGAAGCTTACTGTCAGGTCCGGAAAGGATTTTATTCGCGGCATCAAAGAATGCCTGAACCTTTTGAGGATCCATCTCCGTCTTGTTCGTAAACGCAGCTGTCCTCATTGGGCCAGTGATGGCATTAACAGCCGCCTCCATGGTCGCCACGTCACCCGGATCGCCTTGTAACTTGTGGGCCGCCGCGTTGATCGCCTGCGCGTTACGCTGTGCCACCACCGCTGGCGCGCCGCTCACGCTCTCCAGTCCACGATGAAGCGTCGCCAGCCCCGGATCGTTCGTCAGGCCGGTCAAAGTCGGATGATATCCGGGCGGCACGACGACATCTGTGGCGGCAATAGGCGGATTTCCTGAGTGAAAATGGCGGATCAGATTATCGGCGACCTTCTGTGCGGCATCCTTTGAGAGGGGAGGCATCATCGGTGCGGGTGGCGGATTGTCATGGATCGCGGCATATCCGGCGGCTTCTGTCGGCGACAGCGTCGCGGGATCGAGCCCAGGTGTGGTCGGTGTGTAGCCAGGCTCTCCGAGCGGGGGCGCGCCCGGGGGCGGTTCGCCGGGCAACGTCGGAGCGGCGCCGCGTGGGACAGGTGTACGGATCGCCGCGTAGCCGGCCTGCTCGGTCGGTGAAAGAGTAATTGTTTTCCCCGGTGCTGGCGCGATCACAGGCGCGCTGGGGCGCGGAGAAGCGGTCGCCAGCGGATTGACCGATGTCACTTCCGAGGAGGCTGGTGGCGCGGACCGAGGCTGGGATATCCCTCGTATGACCGGTGTCGCCGCGGCGGTGACGTTGCCTTGCGGGTCGACCTCGAAGGTTCGGCCGCCCGAAGGTGCGAAGGAAGGCGTTGGCGCTTCGAGTGCGGGTGCCGCGAGCGGATTGACCCCGGGCGCCTCTCCAGCGGCCGCGGGCGTGCCGCTCGGGAAAAGTGAAAACCGGCCAGGGATGTTCGCGGGCGAACGCATGAGACCTGGCGTGAGCATCATCCCGGATGCGAGAGCATTCGTCGCTTCGGGCGTTATCGTGCCGGTGCGCGGGCCATGAACAAGATCGACGAGGCCGCCTAGAAAATCATGTACCGCGCCCGGCAATGCGAAGTGTGGCTGACCCGCGGCGTCCATCGCAATCGGTGTGTTCTGCGAATAGACCAGGGAAGGGTCGCGGGCGACCGCCGATCGGAGGGCCGCATAAGTTTCCTGGCTCGGATTCGAGGCGATGGGATTCGGGATAAACTGATCACCTCCGAGTCTGTTCAGCGCGACGTTGGTATCGCCCATGATCGGAGGGATCCGAACCGGGGCGGAGGTCGCCGCGTCAGAAACCAGAGTAGGCGTAGGTGGTGAAACGCCAGGCTGCGTGGCGGTCGCGCCGGGCGCCCCATCCCCGGAGATCCCCCACCGGCTACGGAACGCGCTTTCATCGACTGCCGGACGCGCCTGCGTTCCAGATATTCCCCACCGTGAACGGAATGCTTGCTCGTCGGGTAACGCTCCAGCGCCGGCGCCTTGGCTCGCATCCGTCGCCGTCTTCCCGGGCGCTCCTATTCCGCTTGCATCCGCGTACTTCGTCAGTTTCATTTGCGGATAGAATGACAAGGCCTTTGTCACATAGCCTTGGGTTTCAGGCTTCCATCGCTGTGCGGTGCGCGGTCCACCATTATAGTAAGCCAGCGCTCCGGCAGGATCGCCGCCGCTCGCCTGTAACCCCTCCGCGAGGTTCGCTGCCGCCGCCGGGATCGCCTGGGTCATATCGCGCGGATCGATACCGTAGTGCGCGGCGAGCTTTGGCATGATCTGCATGCCGCCAACAGCTCCAGCCGGAGATTCAGGTGTGTTCGGATTACCAGAGCTTTCCAGGTGAAACGCGGTTTTAATCAGCAGTGGGTCGACGTTATATACCTGTCCGTAATAATCAAACAGGTGGTCAAAAGCGTCGTTCGTCTGAAGCGCGGCCATTATTGTGCCGGCGCCAACTGGGGTGGCATCATACCAAAATTATTATAGATCCCATCATTGTCAGCCTTGCCAACGCGGTTCATGAACGCTGATCTTTGTGTCGCGTCCATACTATCCAGGACCTTCTTACGTTGTGGCCCGGTGAGCTGATCCCACACATAAACCCGGGGATCCGCATTGGTCTGGAACTGTGTAACAAACCGGTTAATATTACCGACCTGCTGTCCGCTATTCTGCCACTGAAGTGTTTGATCGTGCTCCATACGCCGCAACCCGATCATTCCCTGAAGGACGGCTTGCGCGGCCGGCTTTGGAATCAGAACACTCGGACTGGCGGCCGAAGCGGTCTGGCCGCCTTCTTTTCTTTGCATGGCGCGGGCACCACCGAGAGACGCCTGCGTCAGGAATTTGTTCGCTTCCGCGTAATGGGTGGTTTCTTCTGGTGTCATCACACCACCAAACGATCCTCCCAGGGTCGTCACGAAATGCTCTGCCCGTTGTAGCCATTCAGGATGCTGGGTCATTATTTTGGCACTGAGATCGTATAATGCGTCAGAACCTTTCCCGGTCGGCGCCAGCGCCAGTTCCTGCTGCGCCTTGAACAACGGATACATATCGTTCGCGTAAGTCTTAGACCGTTCAGCCATCTCGCGCTGCTGCGCTACCTGCGCCGCGACAGAGGCGTCGAAACCAGGCGGGTTACCCGCTGCGAACCCCCCCCCAGGAATATTGCCTCCCTGACTCGTGGCTGGTTGTCCAGACCCTTGCGGGTCGACCGCGATGCCGCCGGCGGCCGTCGGATCGAAGGCAACACCGCCCGCGGCGACAGGATCGAACGCCGCCATCACTGATATCCGTTCTGTTGAAACAGCGAGACCTTATCGGGAGGAACCATGAACGACCCGCCTGGGCCCCTCATCAGGCGAGCGCCAGGGACATGAGCGGCGCTACCAGGTGGTCCAGGCGGCCGATATGGCGCGCCGAGCTGGGTGAGTGGCCTCTGCGGTGCCACATAGCCGCCAGGGCCCAGAGCGCCGGGCTGAATCGGAACGCGAGCGCCACCAGCACCCGGATTATAGCCGTTGGTCGCCGGCACGCTGGTCAACGGAACCGTGAGCTGCTGACCCAGTGTGATGCCGCCGCCGCTCGCATCAACGTCAGCCTGTGTCGCCGCCCGAGTGGTCGTCGCCAAGCGGTCGGATGGCGAATATCCGATGGTGAATCCTTCCGTGGACTGCGTGGGGATTGCCGGAAAAGGCGCCCCAGCGGGCGAGATAGCGGTAGGAATGATCTGGCCTCCAACACTGATGGAGGAGGGTGTGGGCGTCACCGCGCCAAGCCGCGACTCCGCCGCCGTTTGCATCTGGGATGCGATGAATGGCCGCAGATAGGCGGACAGAGCGGCCCCGTCGCCGGTTGGTCCGGCGGCGAGATCCGCGAGAATGGGCTGCGTGACGTATCCATTGTGCTCGCCGCGCGCCAGTAGATTGGTGATTTCCTCATGCGACCACTGGTCGGGCGGCTTCGCCAGCATCGGCGCCAGCAAGCCGTACGACCCCGATCGCTGATCATTCAGCGTCCGCTGCCGCTGCTGCGCCAGGGTTTCCGGAAACAGCTTCGCCTGGTTGAGCTGATTCTGGATGCCCGCGAACTGCCCGATCGTGGCCAGCGGGTTGACCGGTGCGACACCCTGACCGGCGCGCAGCGGGATTGAGGCGTCAACACCTCCGATTGAACCGCTCATGGCGTTGCACCCGCGGGCGCCGGCGTTGCACCTCCAGGGGCCGCGGTTGCGCCATCCTGCCCCGCGACTGGCGCCGGCGCGGCGCCGGCCTGCTGCTGACGGAGCAACGCGGCCTTCCCGTGGACAGCAGCGGACAGGTTGATCGCGTACTTCTCCCGCAGCCACGCCCGCAACTTGTCCGGATCCGCGGGCATTTCCGAGATGGTCGCGACCGCGATCGAGGGCTGGAGCTTGCCCTCCGCGACCGCCGATGAGACCGCCTTAATCACGTCTTTGGCCTTGACGTTTGGGTTGCCGGCGAGGGCTCCCATGACAGGAAGCCCGTAATCGAGGGTGGTGATGTGCTGCTGAAGAACGTCCGGCGGCTGGGCATGCATATGTGCCCAGGCCTGAGCGTGCTGAAGCATCGGGTCGGGTTCAGCCGCGGCTGTTCGCGCGCGGGCGGAGATGAGGGGATTCGATGCCATCAAAAATTCCCGTCAATATTGCCATTTATCGCGTTGGAAATTGGACCACTGCCTCCTCCACCGCCTCCACCACTTCCGAGCAGATTGTTGTACAACAGGTAATTGAGAGGCGTGCCGCCGGCTGAACTCAGCCCACCGGCGACGGCGTTCCCACTTCCAACCGTCCCGGCCGCGCTGGCATTGGCGCCCCCGATCGCAGAGGCATTGGCGTTCGAGATGTTTGCCGTTCCGAGATCGCCGGTTTTCGCGGCGGCGCTTTCCCCCTGGCTCGCCAGGGACTGGAGCGGATTGAGCAAATTCGCCTGAAAGGTGTTCTGGGCGAGTCCGGTGGCGTATCCCGCGGCCCCCTTAAGCGCCGCGCCTGACGTGCCGAGCCCGCGGGCCGCCGCGCTGTTCTGCACGGACTTCAGCCCCTGCGTGAGGTTGAACTGGTACCCGGGGGTAGCTTCAAGAGCCGATAATTCCGCGCCGGAGTCGAGCGGTGCGGCTGGCGTTATGGTCCCATCCGCGGCGGTCGTCGGAAGGCCGAAGAACGAGGACAGCTTGTTCGTCGCGGCCTGTCCGGTGGCATTGTATGGCGCCAGATCGGCGCGGGTCTGCGCGGCTTCATCGATCGATGCCTGGGTCGCCCTGTTCGCCGCGCCCGCCTGCTTACTGGCCGCACTGCTCGCCGCGCTCGATGAGACCGCCGCCCCGGCCAGACCGGCAGCCGCTGAAACGCCGATCGCCGCTCCGACGCCCATCAGACCGCTCCCGTTTCGAGTTTATAGAGATGGCCGAAATCCTCAGCGCCGAGACGTTGGTACAACGGCCCCATCTTCGGCCCCGATCCGCGCGGGCCAGCCCGGAAATACACCTCGTGAATGCCTTTTTCCTTGAGGGCCGCGATTGATGCTCGTTGCATTTTCATCCCCAGGCCGAAAAACCCCGGCGCCGCGAAAAACAGCGTGTGCACAGCGGTCATGATGTGCGGCGACTCGAGCGATGGGCTCAGGATGGCCATCAGATAGCCGAACATCCGGCCGTTGCTGCGCGCCGTCATGAACTGGATCGCGTGCCTCCGATCCAGCTCGCGCATGAGCGGAATGTTCTTGCCTTCCCAGGAGTCCGGCGTCTCGCCGACGGAGATACAATGGTCGCGAAATAAGTGACGGCCGTCGCGATGGACGGTTTCGAAAGACTCCTGTTGGATTGAGACGCCTTCAAGGTCTTTCACCGGACGTGCCATTCCGGCGATGCACTGCTGTTTCGCGATCTTCGCGACTTTGTCGAGTTGCGTCTGGTATGCGGCGGAATACCGAATGAGTGCCGCCATGCTGACCTGAAGGTTGAGCGACGCGAAGGCGCCCCACCAGTCCGGCTTATGTGCGTAGGGCAGACAATGCTCAAACAGCCGGGCGCATCCGGCCTCCGTCGCCAGCTCGGCATATGAGATGGAAAGAACACCCGGCACGCGCCGCTCGATCTGGTCGAGTTTTCGATCCAGCTTCACCATGAGCGGTTCGATCGTGGTATCGAGGCCGAGGCGTACCAGGCTCTCAACCACGTCTCGCACCGGGCGGCGGATGACGATGGTCCGCAGGTCCGGCCTGTATCGCCGCGCCAGGCGCCACCAGGGCGCACCGGCGGTTTCCACGGTCCCGGTGCATTCCTGTGATAGCCATGACCTCACGTCCTCCAGGCCGCGCGCATGGCGCAGCTCGTCATGACCACAGTTCCAGTCGCCATATGAGAGAAAGCGCGAAACCCAGAACGTCCGCGATCGGGGCAGCGCGTAGATGATAAACGGGGTCATGCCGGCCAAAACGGACTCGCGTAGTTGGTGCCGTTGATATTGACCCGGAGCCAGAAGGCCGGGTTTCCCGCCGTGGGGGCATTGGTCAGGGTTGCCACCTGAGCCGCCGCGTCGCTCGTTTGGCCCGTCAGATGAAGTAGGCCGTCGCCGTTGACCGTAACGCCCGCCAGGGTGGGGTTGGTGGCTCGCGCCAGATTTCCGGTGCCCGTGGTCGCGGTATAGGTGACCGTGGCCGGAGCTGTGATGAGCGGCACGGTGCCCGTCGCCGGGCTGGCCGGGTATGCCGTGCCGTTGCCCTTGGCCACCGTCGGGTTGGGGTAGGTGCCCGACAGGTCGCCCCCGGCGGCACCGGTCAGGATCGGCGCGGCGAATGTGGCGTCAGCCCGAAGGAAGTTGGTCGTGCCCCCTCCGGATGGGGGAACCAGGCCCTTGAGGGTGCTGCTGAACGTGTTGATCAGTAGTGTGAGCGCCGCGTTGGTCAGGCCGCCAAAGAAGCCTCCTCCCGCGTTCACCTGGACGTTTCCGGTGACACCGCCGGGCACGCCGGCCGCGCCCGACTGGCCGCCGGTGCGGGAGAGCAGCGTCTGGAAGAAGAACTGCCATGCTGGGTCGGTGATCTTCGTCAGCGGATTGGTCACCGGGATCGATGGTACCGGGACCTGGGCGTTCAGATTGGTGCCGCTCATGATTTCAGGACTTCCACGGTTCCACCTCGACGAAAGCGCCGTTCAGCGCCGTTTTGAACGCCGACGACCAGAACAGCTCGAAGACGCGATCGCGGGCGTAGCCGGTGCGGTTCCATTGCGGCTGCGAGAGAGGATCGCTGGTGATCTCTTGCGGCACGGGATTTCCCCAGTCCTCTCCCCGCGTATCGGACCACCTCAGGCCGAGCGATGGCGTGATGGCGGGCGCTGGCGAAAACTGAAGCGCGGTGCACGGGCTCTCCGTCGCCAGGGAGGTGACGACGACGTTGTCCATGTTCAGTTTTGGCCGAGGGGGCGGAGGAGGCGGGGGTGGTGACGGGGGAAACAGCGTGCACAATATTTCCAGGCCGGTGCCGGAAAATGTCCCGCCCAGACTTCCGCGGTTCAACGTGAAATCGCTTACTACTCCCCCGGCCGGAACGCTGTTGTACATCTGCGGCGGCGACCCGAATGGGAGCTGGCCATTCGATCCCAGGAAGACCGGCAGCAGACCCGCCGTGATGAACTTTCGCCGGTTCGCCGCGATGTTGAGGTCAACGAATAAGGACGGAACCCCCCACCATACGTCCGCCATGCAGTACTGGCCGTTATCTAGGATGTCGCCGAGATGACTGGAAGTGCCGGTCGCGATTGTCGGCCATTTGATAGGATCGAAGGCGTTCCAGATAACTGCACTCGGCGCGCATACGACGTCGTTCTGATAGCATTGGATCGTCTGAGTGCTGGTGTCGACCGAAAGCAGGATGTGATTTTCGCCGCTTATCGATACGAGATCAAAGTCCGCGTCTACCAGAACCGGATCGGCGCCGTAGAATAGTCCACTGCCGAACTTCGCGTTGACGGACGTGCCCGCGAAGCGAAAGCTGAACCCGAACATCGGTTGCGTCGGTGGTGACGATGAGAAATTCGATTGGAAGTAGACGACGGAACCGCCGGTATTCTCTACCCATAAGCTGAGCAGGAACGTGGTTGACGACGTGGGAAACCCAATTCCGACGGTGCTGCTGGAGTACCCTCCTCGCGCGGGCGTGATCGAATATGGCATTACAGAGCACCGCCGCGACTTACGACTTCCACGGTACCACCTCGACGAAAGCGCCGTTCAACGCGGTTTTGAACGCCGACGACCAGAACAGCTCGAAAACGCGATCGCGGGCGTAGCCAGTGCGGTTCCATTGCGGCTGCGAAAAGCGGCTGGTGCTGAACTGCTGCGGAACAGGCGGTCCGAATGTCTTGCCGCGCGTGTCGGACCATCTCAGTCCAAGCGACGGGCCGATCGCGGCGAACGAAGGATCGAACTGAATCGCGGTGCACGGACTCTCCGTCGCCAGGGAGGTGACGACGACGTTGTCCATGTTGATCGAAATGGTCGACGGCGCGCTCGGTCCGTCCCCATCGCCCCAGATAATAGCGCCGTCCGGCGTGATGCCTTTCGCGCGGCCCTGAAAGACGTCGCCACTGTCGGCGATCGTGGGAAGCTTGTGGATCGAACCATCGGCGGTCCAATACACCGGCCATTCGACGTTATCGATATCTTCAGCAAATCCGACGGTTATTGTCGCATCATCGGTGATCCCGGTCGCGACACCCGTCGTTCCACCAGCAAGCTGATCAAGCGCGGTGGCGATCGTCCCAACCCAGCGGATCGCGATCTGATTTCCATCAACATCGAAACCTGAACCAACCGCTACCGGTGAGCCCGACACAAGTGCGCGCGCGCGGTTTGTGATCACAGCACCGCTTCCGCCTGGGAGTTGGGCCATCACATGCACGTCGCCATAGAACAGTCCGGCCGGAAGCGTTCCTGAATGAGACAGATTATCCCAATAAACCGGCGTGCTTGGTATGCCGTTTGTGCCGAATATAACCGTTCCGTCATCGATTATAAAACCGGCCGTCCCGTTTGAGCTTATGCTTGGGTTAACCGGCGTCAGACGAAAAACCGCCCCCGCGCCGGTCCAGAAGACAGCAAGGGGAACGACGAACGGGAGCGGTGAGGAGGCCGTCCCGACAAGCCGTGGAAAACCACTCTGGTCAACGTCGAGAGCCTGTGTTGTCGCGAACGGAACAAAGTCAATGGGCGGAGGGTCAATAAGAAGTATTGGGAAAAGACTATCCCACAGAGTCGCCTTCTTTGACTCCGGAGTTCCCGTCGAACTCGATCCCGCGATGAAGCGTCCGTCATGGGATATCGCGTTGGGTGTCGCGTCGGTGTAGCTGGTTCCCGGCGTCAGAAGATGGCCGGTTATTCCCGAGCTGGTCCAGGCGGCGCCGATACTCGCGGCGCCCGACGATCCAAATATGACAGAGCCGCCTTTCGCGATACCCGCCGCGATACTCAGGCCGGAAGGAAAAACGTCGTCTAGTGCCGATATGGCTGTGCCAGACGGCCATTGCGCCGCCTTGGCAAACGATCCGTTGTTGGCCGTTCCGACAACGTCCCCTGTCGCCGAACTCGCCCCGCTGGTGGTTGCGTTATCGCCTGACACCAGTTGATCGAGTTTCGTCACGGTGGGGTAAGTCAGGCCGCTGGCCAGCCATTTCAGCCCGAAAATACTGGCGGCCATTACCAAACGCCCCCGATGATCACGTTTCCGGCGGTGGTAAAGGTCGCATTATCGATCGAAATCGCTTTGGTGAAATCAACGCCCCAGGTCCCGGCGCCGGAAAGCCAAAGCCCGTCCTCGGAACGTTGCACCGATACCTCGATCGCGGTGCCCTGCATCGAGAGGAACAGCTCAAAAAACCCGGAAGAGATCAGGCCCATACTGACCGTGGTCGTGCCGCCACCCATCACCGTCAGCTTTGCCTGAAACACGGTGCCATTCGACGTGGCAGAGAGCTTGTATCCGTTGTTCGCCGCGTCGGCGCGGCCGATGAGATAGACCTGCTTCCCTGACGCGGCCGCGGCGAGATAGCTGGCGGGGATCGCCTGAAACCGTGCGATGTAGTCGGGGCTGGTGGGCTTTCCTGACGCCAGATACGACGTTGACCCGGTGCCCGCGCCGGTCAGCACACCACCCTCGACCTCCGCATTGATCGTCGTGTCGATCTGCGTGTACTGCGATCCATCATCGCCCGCGCTGAGCGCCCAGGGCGACAGGTAATCCTGTAGAAGCGTGCCGTTTGGCGCGGTGAAGGTCGTGTCGATCACGGTCACGACAGCGGGGAACGTCAATGGGCTGGCCAGACCTGATGGAAGCCCGGCGCCCCCGCTCCCCGGCGCGGTCGCCGTTCCCGACTGGATGTCGGCGACAAACGACGGATAGGAAGCGCGATTCCCGTCGGCCATCATATGCGGGTGGCCGCGGCGCCGCTCAACGAAGTCGCCGGCATCGGTCGCATTGTTCGGGTCGAGCATATAGAGCTGACCCGTCAGACGGTCGCCGGCTACGTTCACGCCGTAACAAAACGCCGAGGATAAGGCGCGGTGCGATTCACTCTGGCAGGTCGCCGGGTTGAGCCAGGACCGCTCGTGCCATAATTTCGTGGTCTGGTCGTAGACCCAGTCGGCGCCCAGGCCGCCGTTCGCGCTCGGAAACTTCAGCCAATAGAAGGCATGTCCCAGCTGCTCGTAGCAAAACCCGACGGCATCTGTGATCGTGGCGTATGAGCCGATCGCGGCCTCGATAGCCGGTGTCGAGATCTTGTTCGCGGCGAAATTCACACCCTCGACAACGATCGTTGTTCCGTAGGCATCCTGCGACAGCCAAAAGACCGAACCGCCCTGCTTGGCGATCGAGTACGGGGCGATGGCGCCATGCTCGACAAAAGGCCCGGGCAGGATCTGAAACGGAAAATCAGCGGCGCCCGCATCGAACCATATTTCCGACGTCGACTGACTTCCGACCAGCCATATATTCCGGTTCTGAATGGCGATCCCGGCGAGCTTGTCCGGGTAGCCGGTCTTGTTGGCGAAGAACAGCGGATCGAAGGTGATCGCGTTGCTGTCCGAGCAGTAGAATGTCTGGCTCGCCGGCTTGTTAAAAACCAGGAACGTGTCCAGCGTCTCGACGAAGTTCGAGCCGAAGAAGTTCGGATCCGAGATGGCCGCGTAGGCGTGTGTCGCGAGGTCGACCGACCAGCCGAACGCCGATCCGTCGACGATGACCATCGTCGTCCCGTTATCGCCCATCCTGACCGGGGTGGTATTGACCGCCGTGGTGCCAAGCAGCGTCGACGTCCAGTTCGGGGCGATGAAGTAGATCCCGCTGCCCACCGCGGCGAACAGCTGGCCATTGGAGGCACGATAGAGTCCGCGGACCGGCGCCGCCTCCGGAGGGACGCCAAGTCGGCTGAGGCCGGGCGTGAGGTAGTGGGTGGTGGGGCTGTCCTCGCTTTTCGGATTGGCTTCCGGGTAGAGGTTCAGGCAGCGCTGGGCCGCCGCGATCACCGATCGCGCGGTGTAGGCCCCCTCCAACAGAGGGACGCGGACGGCGCCAGCCACTCTGCTCTACCTTAGACGGCAGTCCAGGCGGGAATGGCCAGGTTCACGCCATTGACCGTCACACGGACCCAGAAGGCCGGGTTTCCGGCGGTCGGCCCGTTCGTCAGGGTCGCGGTCTGGGCGCCGGCGTCGGACGTTTGATTGGTCAGCTTGAGCCCATTGTTGCCGGTGACCGTGGCGCCCGTGAAGGTCCCGGCCGCCGGGGTCGTGCCGCCCACGGTAACATTGTCGACGGAACCGAGCGTGGCCGGGGCGATGGTGACGACGCCCGTTCCCGTCGGTGACAGCACGACGTTGGCGCTCGCCGGCGAAAGGGTGACCGCACCGGTGGCCGCCAGGGTCGTGCTCCGCACCGCGGCGGCCGTGGTGACGCCAACACTGGTGTTGTTGATCGTGCTCGCGGCCGTGGGATTGACGGTCAGGGCGCCCGCCGGGCTGACCGTGACGGTGCCGGTGCCGCTCGGGCTGACCGCGACGTTGGCGTTCACAGGGCTCAGCGTGACGGTGCTGGACGCGGTGAGCGTGGTCGCCGCGATGGGGCCGCTCGATCCCCCGCCAGCGGCGAGCGCGGCCGCCAGCGTTGTCTGAGTCCCGCCCGTGGGGGTGATCTCCAGCGCGCCGACGGAAATCTGCTGCAGTACGGGCCCCGTCAGGACCAGGGTGTCATCGGCCATGAATTATTTCCTTGAGGGAGGGATGGTGCCGCGGATCACCGCCGCGGCGCCGGTGCTTTCGTGAAGCGGATCGGGATGGTCAGGTGCCCGCGCCCATGAGCGCCAGCTCGTGGGCAGTACTCGCCGAGGCGACGATGAACTCGATCGCGCCGACCGTCGGCGGGTTCGCGCGCGCCCTGCCGAACAGGTCGAGAGGCACCGTCGCGTCGAAGGTGCCGATCTGAAGTCCGTTTCCGGCCTTTGGGCGCACATCCACCGTCACGCCAGGATTGCCACTGTTCGGCTGCGACGTCGTAGCGGTCAGACCGGTCGCGGCGTTGAACTGCGCGCCATACGACATCGTTGTCAGTCCGGCCTGCGAGAACGGATTGGCGTCGCTCGCGCACGTCGTCATCGTACCCAGCTGATTGTTGCCGTGCGGCGCGGAGAAGCCGAAAAACGCCGAATTCTTGCTCGCCGTGGTGCGGCCATCCCCGACAAAGTCCTCGATGCCGAAGAAGATCTGCGTTCCGGCCGCGATCGACCCGGTTGTCGTCACACCGTGGTTCAGCGTGATCGTGTTGCCGGATATCGACAGAACGTCGGTGTCATAGGGAATCTGGCCGCCCGTTACCCAGACGACCATGCCGGTATTAGCGCCGCCTGGTTGCGGCTGGACGCCAATCACGTCGCTCAATGTAATGGTATTTGACCCGCTCGCCGTTGTGCCGACCGTCGTCTTTATCGTGTTGGCCGTGTTCACGAACGTGCAGTGGATCGGCGAAATCGCGGCCTGCTGTGACATCGCCTTGGCGAGAAAGTTCGTTCCGACGCCGATCACGTTTATCATCGTGACGTTTGACAGGATGGACTGCGACTGGCCGAACAGACCGGAGTGCTGGAAGTCATTCGTGCCATTGGTGCCGTAGGCAATGACCTCGCGTATCGTGACAGGTGTCGTGACATTGGCGCCGGGCGAGAAAACGCCGTCTTCCTGGTTTTTATTGGAGCACCACACCTGAATGTTTTGAATGGTCAGAAAGCCACAGGCGATCGTGATCGGCGATACGTGATCAGGATTTGAATTACTGTCGTCACCGTTACGAAGATAGATCGCCGATCCGCTATTGCTCGGCGTGCCAGCCGGTGAAGCCGCGTTAAAGGCGGTGCTCCCCTTCAGTGTGACCGTCGAGACAGACGACGTCCCAAACGGGCCGAGCTGCATTGCCGTGCCGCTGCCGGAAAACACGTTGAAGTCCCACCCGGTATTGCCGGGTCCGGCGAGCCCACAGGTCAGGGTCAGGCTGATGGGTGCGATGTCGTAGGCATCACCGGTCAGGGGCGATCCGCCCAGCGTGGCCGCGTATCCCGCGATCGCCGCGATGGTCGCGGTGTGGGTCGCGTCATCAAACGCGATGATCATGCAGTAGGGGTTGGTCTTCCAGCGGATAGGGTGTCCGATGCACCGGGCATCGTCTGTCGTATCGAGAAGGATCGTGGTGGTCGTGCCGTTACCCGAGCAGGTCTTCCCACCCGAGGACCAGGTGAGATCGCCGCCCCGGCTGGCGGGCGTGGGGTTCGACCCGAAAACGATCGTGGTGCCGTTTGGGCCGCCCATGACGGAGGTGAAGACGTAGTTGATCCAGATCAGCGTCCCGGTGACTGATCCGGGGTTGCTGGTGATCGGAACGGTGAAGGTCGAGGCGCCGGTCACGGTCGCGGTGTAGACGCCGCTCCACCCGGCCGAGCCACCGATACCTCCGAGGGAGACGTAGGGTGTTGTGCCGACCACCATGCCATGCGGCCCGGACGTGGTGACGGTACCGACACCAGCCGCCCACGAGCCCGATGACACTGTTCCGTTGGGGCACGGCGAGGCGTAGTCGCCGCCGCTCGCCGCGAAATTGTAATTCACGGCCTGGAGCGCCGGGACCACTGTCCCCGTCTCCTGCGGCCCGATCGTGATATTGGTCAGGCTCCGCGTCGTGCCGTAGATATCGGTCAGCAGGTTGGCGTTCGTGCCCCCGGCTCCGATCATCGCGGATGTGGACCGCGTCCGCATGTCCTGGATCGTTGGAGCGCCCAGCGCCGCGATCTGATCCGTCATGGTGAGCGCGGTGCAGCCGGACTGCGCCACGTCGCCAGCGCAGTTGGTTGTCGTTCCGCCGAAGCCGTCGCATTTATAGAACCAGCAGTCGATCGCCTGCGCGCCGAAGGAGAGCGGCATCCCGGACGCCGTCACGCCGTCCTTGTTCACGCCGTAAAAGGCACAGCCGTAGGCTCGCGTATTGCCACTGATGCCGCCATTGAGGAAATGGTGCGCGGTCGGCATGAACATGTCGCAGTTCGTCGCGATGACAAAACTGTTGCCCGTGCTGGTGCCGATCAGCACATCGAAGAACGGGTTGGCGGCCCGGAGCATGCAGCCGTTCAAATTGATCTGAGAATGATCGTACCAGATCGCGGCCGGGTTATTTATATCGGCATTGAACTGGATATTGTTGATCGTGACCTTACCGCCAGACCACGCCGCGAAATTGAAAATCCCGTCCGCCCCGCCACCCGCCGAGTTCGTGTAGAAATACACGGGCTGAGTGACGGCACCAGAACTGTTGAAGGTGCGGCTGTATTTCGGGTTCCAGGCCGTCGCACCATTGATCGTCAGCGTGTTCGCGGAGGTATTTGCGTTCGCGTTTGGGTAGGTGATGACGGCGCTCAGGTTCCAGCGATTGGTTCCGGAAGCGGACTGCCCGACTGTCGCGACGACGGCGACATCAGCAATCGTATAGCTCTGTCCCACGGTTGGGGTGGATGTCCAGGTTCCGGTAAACCCGGCGCGGGCACTTATGGTGGCCACCCGCGTGCCGGAATTATACGCGGTGATTAAATGCGTCTCACCTCCCGATGTAACGGGGTGGCCAACAGGATCGGTGATGGCATCCGTGAGCGAGAGCACAATCGTTGTTGACGTCGAGCCAGCCTGAGCGAGGTTTCCGGTACTGCTCGTCTGCCAGTCCGTGCCGTAGTTGGCGGCGAACGTCGCCATATCGACGAAGTCACCCGCGAAGTTGACCGTATAGGTAACCGTGGTGGTCATTACGCGCTCTTGAAGCCCTGCGCGCCCGCCAGCACCGATGTCACGGCCGGGGTCATCGTGAATGTCAGCGGGTTACCGGCCGCGAGCTTGATTGGCGTCTGGAAGTGGATCTCTCGCCCGCCGTTCGCCGGAATGACCAGCTGCGTCGCCACCGTATTGTTCAGCGTGATCACCGTCTGCGTCGTGCTGGTGTTGCTCAGCTCGAGATCGGTCACATTGATCGCCAGGGCGGTTCCCGGCGACGCGATCAGTGTCACCGCCGCCGTCGTACCGGAGGTGACAAATCCGTCGAGGTTGTTTTCCGGCAGAGCAAAGCCAGCATTGATGAACCTGCCGATTTTGTCTGCCAGGATACGGACAGCCTGGCCATCCGCGACAGCGGCCGGGTCGGCGGTGGCCGCCCGTGCTCCGAGCAACAGGGGATTGCCCGCGACCGCGACGCCGGATGCCGCTTGTCCACCCACGGTCTGAGTGCCGGAAGGGACGATCGTGGTCGTCCATGACCCGGACTGGATGGCGGATACCGAGCCGGATACCGGGACAGTCCCGTTGACCGACAATGTGCCGCTGGCGACGACAGACCCGATATTCTGCGTTCCGGCGCCCAGACCGACGACACCGGTACCGTCGGTCGGCAACTCGACGCGAAGCGCGCCAGCGGCCGTGCCGTGCCCTGTGGCGGCGGCGGCGCTGCCGATCTGCGTGATATTGACGTTCTGTAAGGCTGGCGCGGCAAACGATCCGGTGACCGCGATCGTCTGATCGGTGGCGATGGCGACAGGGAATGAATGCGCCGCCGTGGTCGCGCCCTGGGCGATCGCGACCGAGCCAACCTGGGTAATATTCACGTTCTGGAGCGACGTGGGTGAGACCGTCACGCTGGCGTTGACCGGTAATGGATTACCGGATGTCACGGCTGACCAGACCGTGCCGTTCAGCCAGAAAAGTCCGTTCGGCGGTGGGGATGCGATGTCTGTCATGTCGGGCTTTTCACAGTGGGGTGAAGCTCGTTATCAGCGGAAAAGTCCGCTCAGTATGTTTGATATGAGAAGATATTGAACAGCGGCGGACGCACCATTCCGGTCGGCATCAACAACCTGCCGATCTGGGCATTGGCGCCCCTGATCGTCGCCAGGGAGGCTTTCGCGATACCGACGGTGAATTCGTTGATATTCGCGCCAGGGAAGGTGGCTGCCACGCGGATGGCGAGGTTCGACCAGATCGCCTCAAAATATTCCGGTGGGAGATTGAACGGCGTCGTCAACGTGGGAAACTGGTTCAGGGTATCCTTGATGATGACGTGCAGCTCCGAGTTCGGCACGTTCGGGATCGGCACCGGCAGCACCTGCCCGATCGGGAACGCGGCGTCGTAAAACACCGCCTCAGGCCAGGATTGTAGGAATTTAAGCGTGACCTGGGCGTAGTCTTCCATGCTCTGGAGCAGGTCGAGCGGGAAGTCGACGGGATCGCCGCTGCTATCGACGAACTGCCGGAAATAGGCCGTCTCCAGCCTGTCCGGACGCGGGACATCGAAGTCGCCACCTGGACCGATCGTGTAGGCCCGCTTGTCGGTGGTCATGACGGCGATATCGAGCAGGTGCCAGATGAGCCACCGCTTGCGCGACCAGATAGCCAGCATGCCGTTGAGGAGGGCGAACACATCCGCCACGTCCTGCGGCGCTGGTGTCTGGCCGATACCGACGAGACTGGCGTTTTTCAGCGCCAGCAAGACCATGTCGTTGGCGGTATAGGACTGGACGAATGAGCCGCCGACCGGCGTCTGACCGATCGCGAGGCCGCCGATCGCGCCGCTCACCTCAGTGGGTTTTCCACGCGGCGCCGGTGCAGAAGACCGGAACGATCACCGCGCCGCTACCCACGGGGGTTCCGTTATATGTCGGTGTCGTCGCGTCGGTGATCACCGCCCAGGAAAAGGCGATGGCGGAGTTGCATGGGGGAAGTGTCGCCACCGTGAACGCCGGGAGAGGCCAGTCCTGCTTGGCCTGAAAGAAGCCGTTCCATTGGGAAGCAGACGGAATAAGGCCGAAATAGAGGCCGAGTCCGCCCGGCACAGCTGGCATGGATTGTGCCAGGGCGCCGGCCGCGACAAGAAGCGCGGCCGTGAGCCCCAGGGCGGCGGGAAACGCGAACGCGATCAGCCGTGCGATGACACGTGCCATGCTAACCCTCAGCGTCCGTGGCCGTTGTGGCGGGGGTCGGCACTTCCATCGGTGGCTCCGTAACCTCAGCCGGCGGGGAAGGAGGATCGGCGGACACCAGCGCGACTGGCGCGGGGTCCGCCGGGGCAACGATGCTCACGCCGCCATACCGGACCCGCGCCGCGTCGCGGTCTCGCGCGCCGCGCTGATGGGCCTCCAGAGTCAGATGGCGAAGTGCCGCGGTTACCTCGTCCTCGACCGCCCACTTGCGGAACAAAGACGCGATCACCTCCGCCGATTCGGCTTCTCCCCGTTCGACCAGGGCCAACATGCGTTCGTTTTCGCTCAATTCCCGTTCCTCCCGCGACGCCTGCCTCCAGCATCCCCGAGTTCCACGATTTCGGTTGCCTCGTGCTCGGCACCGCCGGCGAGACGCGCGCGCAGCTCGTCGATCTCCGCCTGCATCGCGGCCATCTTGCGGAGGCCGGCCAGCTCGGCTTCGAGCTTCGCCATGTTGTCGCCCGGGGCTGGCGCATCGAGCGCGTCGCCCAGCTCGCGGCGAAGGCGCACCGCCGACCACGCGGGGTCCGCGGCGATCCCCATGGCATGGCATCGCATGATGAGGCCCTGCCGAGTGTCTTCGAGCTGCGCCGATGTCTTCCCGCCGGACAGAACGCGCTCTTCCTCCTCTTCGGAGTTGACGACGATGTCCTCGAACACCTCGCGCTGCTCGGACCAGGAAATCTCGGCGCCCTTGCAAGTGTCGGTCTTCAGGGTCACCGTTTCGGTGCCATGCGACAGCCGGAGCATCTTTGGGTATTCGTGGTAGACGTACGCTTTTGGTATCACGCCGGCCTTGCGCAGCTGCAGAAGAGCCAGCTCGTATGACCCTCCGCGCGCCATGAAGGCGTCCTGGGCGGCCTGTACTTCGAGTGACATCGGGTGGTCCTTCGGTTATGGAGGGGTGTCGCGAGCGGCAACCTTTTCCGGCTCCAACTGCGCCAGCGGTCGGGTATCAGCCGGATCAGGCCCGCTCGCGACGACAGGTCAGATCACATCGGCGATGACGACCGCCCATTCCGGCCGGATCCAGAGCGCGCCCCACACGACATCGAGACGTGTCCCGGTTTGCCCGGTGCCGATGATGTACTGGCGAACCATCAACATCGACACGCCATCCAGCTCATGACGCGCGCTCTCGACGTTCGGCGGGATCTCGAGATCCGCCGTGGTCATCGTCACCGCATCCGGAACGAAGGCGATGTTCTTGCGGTAGGTGGTCGACGCCGGGCTCGCGAGGCTGATGGCGGCGCCATTCGCCGGCGAAACGTCAACGGTCTGGTACTGTACGTCGGCGCCACCAGGGCCGCCGGGGATCAGCGCCGGGTAGACGCTGATCGAGGTGCCACCGCTCGGAACATCGGCGAGCACGACGAGCTGCCGCGGCTGGCCATAGGACTGCTTCTCGATACGGTTCACGCCGTTGGATCCGGCGATCGTGATGATGTCGCCCTTCTTGAGCGTGCCGGTGATGGCGTTGGTCACGATCGTGGTGCCGCTCTGTCCGGCGCCGTTCACTGTCCCCGCGGAGAATGAGCCGGGGGTGTGCATGATGACGGTCTGATCCATCATCCAGTCGAACCCGAGCGCGTTCTTCATCGAGCCGGAACGATACTGCTCGCTGATTTCCGTGGCCGGGTTGAACAGCCCGCCCAGCGCCCCGGCGATCCGCGCGTCGGTGAACGGATTGACCACCAGCCGGTGATTCATGGCCGGGGCTGATTGCGTATGGAGGATGGCGTTGGCGGTCAGGATCGTGGTGTTGGACGGGCTGATGATGACGCTCGACGCTTCATTGTCGACGTAGTTGCAAACGCCGCCCTCGGATCCGCTCATGATGCCGACCGCGACCTTACCGGCAAGGTTGTTCACGGCCGGGGCGATGTACCGTTCCGTGAAGTCGTCGACCTTCAGGGTGAGGTCGATCTGCGGAAATGACAGGCCCACGTTGTTCTGGGTCGCCATGGTCAGCGTGGTGAACTGCTCGCTGACGTCCTGGAAGGAAACCGAGGTTCCCGTGCCGACAGTGAAATCGACCGGCAGGCGGATGCGCAGCTGCGACCCGATCTTGGCGCCGGTGCGCGCAAACTGGTCGTCATATTGCGTGTTGATATTGCGCATGAAGGCGTTGGTGTTTTTCCATAGACGGACCGCCAGACGCGCGATCATGTCAATGGTGAGAAGCGTATTTCCGGCCATGGTTTTACTCCAGACAAGCGCGAGCGATGCTCAAACGCCAGACAAAACAGGCCCGTCTCACTCGCGAGGTCTTGACGGGAACTTGGTTTGCCGTGTCGGAGGTGATTGGGTAGACATCACGTCACAGCGGATGGAAGGCACGTCATCGACGGGTGACAGTCCCGGTCTGGCTCGTTTACGTTCCGGCGGCGCCGGGATGACGACTAATCAGGTTGCTGAAACTCGACGATCTCCACGCCGAAGATAAACACCATTTTGTCACCGCGCAGGCCCTGGCCGATCATCTTTCCTTCATCCCGAAGGATGGCCAGGGTAATCGCGTCAACGTACCACTTGTTGGGTCTGGGATAGCGGCCACATAGCTGACGCGCGAACGAGGTTATCGTCGGCGTCATATCGCGCGGCGGCTCGCAGATCATTGAGCGGTCGAATTCGCCCTTCATTTGCCCTTCTTTCGTCCACCAAGTCTCGGCGGCAGATCCCTGTCCATCATCTTCGCGTAGTCGCGCATTGGCATATTCTTGTCGTAGTTGTAAAGATCGGGCGATTTTGGCGCGGCGCGTTTCGGTGACGGCTTGTCGTCGTCATCACCGTCGTCATCGCCATCCATCGGCGTTTGCGCGTTACAGCAGGCATGCGGCGTGATGTTGGGGTCGAGCGCGAAGTCGTTGGGAAGTAGCTTATTCAGGGTTTCGTAGAGACCACATTTCGTGACCTCTTTGTTGGACGGCCAGAAGCAATTCTCGCACCTCACCTGCCGTGAGACGAGGCCTGACTCCTCCGGGGTCACTGATCCCGTGATCATCTTGTTCAGCTCGCCGGCATGGTCCTTGACCACCTTAACGTTTGGCGCACCGTCCGGGGTCGGCCAGGAAACCATGAGGCCGCAACTGTCATCGCCATCGACTGATACGAATGAACCGTGCAAAATGCACCGCGACCCATCGATGTTTTTCGCGAGGTATTCCTCTCCGACAAACATCCGGCAATCGATGCACTGCGCGAATATAATGAGCGGCTTACCGGCGCCCGGCTCAAGAAAGAGAAAGGCGCTCCGGTCGATTTTTTCTCGCATGATTTATCGTCCCGACAATTCGGTGGCCCTCAGGCGACCCTGGCGCGGCCGCCAAGACGTGGTGGAAGCACCTTGTCCATCATCTTGTTCCACTCTTGCATGGACATATTCTCCGGGTATTCGTACGGCGAGGGCTCCGGCGCGACGCCGGACGATCTGACCTTCGACGCCGGGACCGGCGCGGCGCTCAATGCCCGTGGCGCGGGTTTGCTGAGGTCCGCATCCATGCGGCCGATCCGCGCCGCCATCGCCGCCGGCGGCTTGCCCAGGATCTCCATGAGGATGTCCGGGTCATCCGCCATCGCCGCGAAAATCTTCGTCGGGTTTTCGGTTTCGGACAGTGCCTGCAGGAACGCCTGGTTGTTGACCGCGCCAAGGCTTGTCATCGTTGCCTTGGCCGCCTCCCATGCGTCCGGGCCGAGTTCCTTCTTTCCGGCGGAGTCGATCTCACCCAGGCGCCGGTTGAATGCCCGTTCGGCGACAAGCTCGGCTGCTCGTGCTTCGACGTCGGTCGCGGCCCGCGCGGGCTGAGCGGATGGTTTCGGTTCGCCGCCCGTGTCACCGGCCGCCAGTAGGGCTTCCGCGGCCAACGCCCGGCGTTCCGCGGCGTCGGCGCGTTGCGCTTCGGCCGTCGCCTTGGCCGTCAG